TGAAAATGTTTTGCATCACCAAAATCATTCCATGTAAATTCCATTTGTGAGCCTAAAAATCTAATGTTATTTAATTCTGACTTATGATGATAATGTCCTGAATAAACTTGTTCAAATCTCTTAAACCAACCTGTTGGTGTTCCACCACCTTGAAAATGACCAGGTTGCATTTGAGCTCCGTTTATTTCACCATGTATCATAGCGATTTCAGCTTTACATATCCCTAAAAATTCTTCAACATCTTCTGCATTCTCTGAATTGATCCATGGAACTAAACAAATATCTAATCCATCATAATTCTTTACTAATGGGTCTTTATATACATTAATGTTATCAAAATCTAAAAGATAGTCTGGACTGTTTAGTTCATTTGTTGATTTAAAATAGATATCATGATTCCCTACAATTAAATCCATAATCATATCTCGTTCAAGCATCGGCTTAACAAAATGTTCATAGTTTTTGTGTAAGGAATAGAAATTGACATCTCTACGGCGATCGAAATAATCACCAAGATGTATTATTGTCTTAATGTTATGTTTGTCTATATACGGAAAAAAGATTTGTGAATAAAATCTTCCTTGGTACTCTGCGAACATTTGGTTGTTATTTCTAACACCACAATGCGTGTCGTTTAACAACGCTATTTTCATAATATATATTTATCTCTATTGAGTATCTTTTTTATAATCAAAAGGAATTTCACCGCGTAGAATTTTTTTTGATTCTACTGCACACCATACAGGTGGATCCATATCTTTATAAACAACTATTCTTGGAGTTTTAAATGTAAAATATCTTATACATTCTCTTTTCCAAGATTCTGCTCTAGGACTTGTTCTTGGTTCAATATCTAATACATCAACAAAATCGGGTGATGGAATACTTTCATCTGCAGATATTGTAGAACTAAGTACAAAAAGTATAGCTGCACCTAAAAGAAGTAAAGACACTCTATCTGTATCTCTCTTTGCTCTTCTACTTCTCTTAAAATCATTTGGTCCAATTCTCTTTTTTCTTTGGTCTAATAATGTTTGTTTCATATCTCTATAATAATTAAGTGTATTACCCATGTAACACACCGATTTATTTATAACAATTACTTTTTAGATTTCTTAGAACCTCTAGGTGTGTAATTAATCGGGTTCATATTCTCTTGTAAAAAGTCAATGTACTGATTACTCATACCTGTAGTATCACCATCTATCGTATCAAAAGTGTCAAATAAAAATCCTGCTTGTTCGATACTCTTTTGTTTAATTGCTGCCTGTTTTTTCTCTTTATGTATTCTTCTCAAAAATGCAAAGTATATAATCTGGGTTACATATGCAAATGCATTCATTGATTTTTCTGAATTAAAGTTTTCAATATACTGTAAACAATTTTCAATTCCATCACATATCATTTCATCACGATATGAATAGTTTATAAAATTGGGTTTCGTTGATAATCTTGTGGCTATCTTATAGATACATTCTCCAATGTATTCTGTAATTCTTGGTTTTGGTACTCCATTCTTCTCTGCCTCTTTACACGCTTCATTGTGTGCAATCACAGCAGCAGTAAATTCTTTGTTATTCACATAATGGACTGAACCTTTTGTTTGCCTCTTTTGTCTAACCATATATCTATTATACTATAAATCGCTGGGAGGTCAAGGGATAATTAACTCCAACTCTCTCCACAACCACAAGTTGTCTTAACATCAGGGTTTCTTATCTTAAAAGTTGATGCGAATGTAGATTCTTCATAATCAATCACACAATTTTTAAGATACTCTAAACTGATTGCGTCAACATGAACCTTTACACCTTCTTCTTCAATAACTGTATCATCTGGAAAAGTATCTGCAATTGGTACTAAACCGAACTTATATTGAAACCCAGCACAACCACCACCTTGAACACCTATACGAATTACTTCTTCTGGAGTTACAAACTCTTGTAATTTCTTTACTGCGGTTTTTGTTAAATTTATCATCTTTTTTGCTGATTTTCCTTGACCATATAGGATTCTAATGTTAAAATAGATATGTAGTATCGGGAAAGGAATGAATATATACTAATGTACAGTATCATCAGGTCCAGGACCCTCATCTTTTCCAGTTTCTAAATACTTTTGTTCTTCCATTTCATCTAATACTTCATCTAATGGATCTCTAAAATTGACTTCTCCTTGTTCAAATCTTCTTTTCATAAACTGTTCCATCAATTGCTGAGATTCTTCAAATACTTGTCTACTTGATTTTACATCTATCTTATCATTATCTCTTATATTTAGCCAAGCTGTACAGGCTTCATCATAAAAATCTATAAACTTTTTACTAATACTTGTTTTAAAAAGTACAGAAGCTTTATCTATAGTAATACTATCTTCTGTTGTAAAAGGGATATATGGACCTAGATGTACTAATACTCCTCCTGTCATTGCAGGAGCTAATTGAATGTTCATTGGAAAATGAAGTTCTAAATCACCGTTTGTTTCTCTAACCATTGCAAACACCTCTTTTCCATCTTTAAATTTTACGAATTGATATTGTGTGTTCTCGTCTATGTATGGCATTTAGGAATCCTTACTGAATGAATTTCGTAATTGAAATTTTCTCTACTGTATATATTTATTCTTTCAGAAAAGTGATTAAGGGTATAATTTGTATTTTTTTTCCAAGATAAATCGTCAGCTATATCATACAACACTACATTATCTTTATCATCAGTCTTTCTAAGACCTCTACCTATTGATTGTAAGTTTCGTATTCTACTTTTACTAGGAGAAGCGAATACAATGTTATGTAATCTTTTTATATTTATTCCTGTTGAGAATGTTCCAAAGCTCGCTACTATCACGGCGTCGTTTTCTTTTTCTACAATTTCTCTAACTTTTTCTCTATCTAAAGCATCAGTTCCACCAAAGACAAAGAAACATTTTCTATTTGATGTATCGTTAGCCATCAATTCTGATAATAAGAGATGTAGTGGTCGACCATGTTTCTCTACATATTGAAACAATACTAATGAATTACCTTTCAATCCATTAACAAGGTTTCTTATGAAACCATTTCTTTTTTCATTTCTGACTATCCAATCCATTTCTTCTTGATATGTCATTCTACTAACTAGTTTTCTTTCTGATTCTTCATAAGATAACACTAAACATTTAATATCTAAGTTAGCTAATGTACCTTCTTCCATTAAGTCTTTTGATGTTGTAACAAAATAAGCAGGTCCAAACATACCTTCTAATTGAAGTTTATGTGTTTGTGTATCTTGTAATGTCCCTGTTGTTCCAATCTTATATTTAACATCAGTTAATGATTCCATTATCTTTGTCAATGATTTAGCTTGAAATAAATGAGCTTCATCTCCAATTACCATACCAAATTCATTACCAAATCCTTTGTGCATTCGACTCATTGTTTGCCATGTCGTTATAACAATTGGTGCGTTTTGATAATTCTTATTTCCACCATATAATTTTTGAATATTACCAGTAAACCCATAGTCTTTAAAGTCTTTAGTCATTTGTTCTACTAATGATGTTGTAGGAACAATAATAAGAGCTTTTCCGTTCTTTTTAAGAAAGTTGTATCGTATAAGACTATAAATCATTAAAGACTTACCTGAAGCTGTAGGAGATACTAATATACACTTTCTATTATGAGCTGCGTATGCTACTGCTTCTTTTTGATAATCTCTAAGTGTTAAAGGAATATCTTGAACTATTTCTTCATATTTTTCTATTGTAAATATGTCTGTTTCAGGCTCCCAACCATCTAATTCATAATCTCTATCTTCACAAAATTCTTTTAGATATGGGTATAGTCCCATGTAAATTTGATTTTTTTGGAGATTGAACAATCTGATATAACCGTCCCAGAATCTTTTTCGAACTGCAGGAATGAATTCGGCACCAGGAACTTTGAATTTAAAAAATTCTGATAATTCCTTTCGTATTGAATCTTCTGTTGAAACTGATAAATAAACTTCGTCTAGTTTATCTACTACGAGCCTGCCATAAACCTTCGCCATTCTATAATATTCTTTATTGTTTGATGTCGCCAAGTTAGTTGTGATACTATGTCTTGCAAGTATTCTACAACTACTTTACAATATTCCATTTTTTCAATTGCTTTCTGTATATCCCTATCGGCACCAAAAAACTTATCGTAATCTGATTTAAGTATTGTAAGGCCATTGAATGGGTCATAATCCCAATTCTTTTCTTGTATTTCTTCTTGACTTAACTTACCTGTGTACCAAAGCCATTTGTTTTTCTGTAAGTCTTTGAGTTGATTTTCGTATCGTATTTGAATGAGTTTTTGATTAGAGAGAATTTCACTATACTTTGCGTGTAGTATGGGTACTTGTAATGAAGATGCATCAAGTTCGATATCATCAATTTGACAATCCTTTTTCC